ACCTGAAAGAGTTTAAGGCGTTTGTGAAAGAAAAATTCAAACAACAGGCTTCCGACTTGGTCGTCTATTTCGGCCACTCAAGACAAAAGGCCGAAGCCGCCGCCCTGGAGACAGCAAGAAGCCGCATCAAATGCTGGAAAGAAGCGCAGGCATAAGACACCCCGCCCCGAAAGGGGCGGAAGGAGACGAAAAATGCACAACCCCTACATCGAAAACCCCGCCATTGCACGGGCGATGGCAGATAACGAAAGAAGACAGGCGGAATCTGACGCGGCAGAAGCGCAAAGAGAAGCCGACAAAGAAGAAGCCGCCTGCCGTAGGAAATACTACGAAGACGAAATCATTAAAGCATGGGTAACGTGCGACGACTTAGACCAAGAGGATTACGAAAAATCCGACCAGTCAGACTTTAACGATTTTGTGCATAACTATCAGATTTACGACCTGAAAATGAAAAACCCGCTGGATTTGGGTATCACCATGCCGACGTTTCAGGAATACCAAGCCATGAAAACAGCGATGGCCGCATAAGGCGGCATCGGCCTAAATACGGCATTGCAGACAGGCGCAATATGCTACCCCCGGGCGCGAGGGAGTGCCGCAAGACGCAGGCGGCAGGCAGAGACAGGGGGATCCGCCACCCCTCCGTATTTAGACCAATGCCACTTTGGGCAGATTTAAACAGGAGTATTAAAAATGGCAAGTTTTATTAAAACACTGACGGACATCGGTTTGTCCGTAGAGCTTGACGAAAAGTTGACGGAGGTTGTGCGGGCGGCGGAGATGACCGGCAAAGTCGGCAGCATTACCGTGCAACTCAAAATCAAAACAAAGGGCAATAGCGGTCAGGTTGAATTAACCCCTGTCGTTAAAGCCGCAGTACCCGAACACGAACGCGGCAGCGCGATTCTGTTCGCAACGCCGGAGGGGAATTTGCAACTCAACGACCCACGGCAACCCGATCTTCCGTTGAAGCAGGTTGAAAAACAGGCGGAAGCTAAATTGAAAATCGTAGGAGCAAATTAATGAACGAAGTCAAAACAAACAATGCGCAAACAATATCCGAACTTGCGGTAGCCGCAACAGAGGTGCGGAATATCGACGGACACCCATTCGTTTTTGTGTGCAAAGGCCAAAAAATCGAAAGTATCGAACACCTGCTGCAAACGCCCAAACGCAAAAGCGGAACAATCGAACTGCAAGACCAATCAGGTTTTACCGCCTATTTCAAACGGCATCAAAACCCGTCCGCGAACATTTATGCCGACCGCAAAAACGTCAAATTCACAGCCGTTTTCAACGACGATACAGCGGAAGCGGCAGGGTGGAAAGACCATAAGGCCGTCTACAACGTCATCTTTTCCAGAGAGTGGCTGGAATGGGAAAGAAACGACAAAGTGAGAATGAGTCAGGCCGAATTTGCCGCATTTATCGAACGGAACCTGCCCGACATCCGAGAGCCGAACAGTGCCGACATGATGGAAATTGCCTCGACGCTTGAAGCATCGAAAAAGGCCAGCTTCTCCAGCGGGGTACGCCTCAGTAACGGCAGCAACCAATTCAGCTACGAGGAAGACATCCGGGGAACGGTTAAAAACGGCCGTATCGAAATTCCCGAATCCTTCACGCTTGGACTGCCCGCTTTCCTGAACGGCCAGCATTACGAGATGAAAGCCCGCCTGCGTTACCGAATCAACAAAGAAAACCAGCTTGAGATGTGGTACGAGCGTGTTCGTCCGCAGGACATCATCGAAGATGCCTTCAACCAAGCATTTGCCGAAATCGAATCGGCCACCGGCGCAGAAATTATTAACGCCAATATTTAATGGCAATCCCGCCCTTCGGGGCGGAAACAAAAAACACACAAAATGATAGTCCATCAATGGTATGCCGTTAGTCGGAGAGTGGGCATACCACAGGGCATGAACCTGAACAAACCTTCGAAAGCGTGCGGACGGCCTCCTTTCCGTCGCGGCACGCAACAATAAACACTTATCGGACAGGGTGCGGTAGCTTTAATCCCCTGGCTGGACGGGGAATTTATCCACCCCCATCCGCGCCCTGCCCCATAAATGTTTACAAGGAAACGGAAATGAACAAGGTAATCAATTGGATGCTGTTTTCCGCCGTGCTGGCCGTACTGGCCGTCTACGGCGGCAGCGAACAACCCGCGAAAACCCCTTCGCCCGCATGGGACGCCGCAAAAACGCGGCAGGAAGTGGAGGCAGACATAGCATGGATGCGCCGCATGAACGCTGTGGAGGCAGAACAGGCGGCCAGGGAAGAGAAGATTGCCAAAGAATTTGAGGAAGCCGACAGGAGCGATTGGCATCCGCCCTACGAACCTATTGGAGATTAAGATGAAATACGAAATTTTAAAAAATGATTTTATTTAATAAGGAAAGAAAATGGCAATGATGAAACAAACACTTGAAGAGTGTATCAAAGAAGCGGAACGTTTTATAACTCGTGCGAGGGAGTTGCAACAAATCGACACAACAGACGTAGATAGTTACTACCATCACCACAAATGGCAGGCATCTGTTACCCGAGCAAGTATGGACCTATCAAGAATCTTGTCCGACTTGCGTCAAGGTCGGTGAACGGGAGGGTATGTGGCACAACAATTCAAATAACGCCTTCCCACCCATGCCCGAAATTTTAAGGCACAAATACCCATGACCGTTTCAGACGGCCTGAAAAAAGGAAACCGAAATGAGCAACACGCAATTAACCCCATCGCAGAAATCACGCCAAATTAAAGACTTTTTCGACAAGCCCGCCGTACAAGCCAAAATGCGCGAACTCGTGGACAAAAACGCCGCCAGCTTCGGCACATCCATCATGCAGATCGTAAACAGCAATGCCATGCTGCTGGATGCCGAACCGATGAGCATATTCAACGCCGCCTGCATGGCCGCCACCCTAAACCTGCCCGTCAATAACAACCTGGGCTTTGCCTATATCGTCCCCTACCGCAACAAAGGGCGCGTGGAAGCACAGTTCCAGCTTGGCTACAAAGGCTTTATCCAGCTTGCCCAACGCAGCGGCCAATTCGAGCGGCTGGTATCCCTGCCCGTCTACGAAGACCAATTGATAGAGGAAGACCCCATCAACGGCTTCAAATTCGACTGGAAACAAAAACCTGCCGCCAACGAGCAGCCCGTCGGTTACTACGCCTATTTCAAACTGATTAACGGCTTTACCGCCGAACTGTACATGACGCACGAACAGGTAGCGGCACACGCAGGCAGATACAGCCAATCCTTCAAAAAAGGCTACGGCGTATGGGCGGACAACTTCGAGGCAATGGCACTCAAAACCGTTACCAAGCTGCTGCTGTCCAAACAAGCCCCGTTATCCATTGATATGCAGAAAGCCGTATTGTCCGACCAAAGCGTGATTAAAGACGTTACCGCCGAACAGTTCGACTACATCGACAATCAGCCGTCCGAACCCGTAATGCTGCTGCCCGTAGACGACACCCTGTTTGCCACCCTGAAAGAAAACATCAGCACCGGTGAAATCAGCGTGGAGAGCGTACTAAACGGCAACTACGACCTGACCGACGAACAACGGGCGGAGATTGAGAGTTTGTAATGCGAGTCCGCTGTTCCGCCATCCACAAAATCATCGGCCTGCCGCGCAGCAAAAATGACAGCCTGACACAGACCGCCAAAAGCCACCTTATCGAGCAGGCCAAGCAGGAACTCTTCGGCGTGGCAGCCTTTGACGGGGCAAAGTACACCGAAAAGGGCAACGCATTAGAGCCGTTCGCCATCCAAGGTAGCGGCCTGATACGCGGCAGGCAGTATGCCAAAAATACCGAGCGTCGCGAAAACAGCTTCATCAGCGGAGAATGCGATATCCACGATGTGAAGCACAGCCTGATTATCGACACCAAATGCAGCTGGGAAATTAAGACTCACCCGTTTTTCCGCGAAGAAGCCGAACGTAAAGTCAAAGAAGCAGGCTACGACTGGCAAATGCAGGGCTATATGTGGTTGTTCGACTGCGAACAGGCAGAGATTGATTTTTGGCTGTTCCCCTGCCCGGAAGACCTGATCGGACAATACGGCGACCCCGAAAAACTGATTGACGCCATCGAGCGCATACCGCTGCACAAACGCGTCACCACCGTTACCGTCAAGCGAGACCCGGAAGCCATCGAGCGCATCCAAGAGCGCGTGGCAGCTTGCCAAGAATACTACCGACAACTCATTCAGGAGCAAAAATGAGCCTAAACAAAGCCATCCTAATCGGCCGCCTAGGCCGCGACCCCGAAGTGCGCTACATGCCCAACGGCGAGGCCGTCTGCAACTTTTCCATCGCCACCAGCGAAACA